GCCGTGACCTGTGCTTTCGGTATGCGCTCCCGCTGATCATCGGTCAGGTGGAAAAAATTGTTCTTCATGTCGTACTCCTTTTCACTCCCGGATGCCGCCTCACGGGACGAGCTTAATCCGGGAATCGTCATGATTATTAATGTCTTTTAATGTCTTTTAATGTGCATTTTCCCATGCTGTCTGGATTCCTTCGAGGATTCCGATCAGCCATTCCCGGATCACTTGGCTGTCATACTTTTTATCAATGTTTTTAAGATCGTTCACGAGTCGCTCCCAATATTCCTCATCTTTTCCGGGAGGGACTTCCTCATATGTTTCGACAAATCTGTATATGTCAGCAAGTGCTTTCCGGTATCGGTCATCTTTCATTATTCGTCACCCCACGGAAGATCCACATCGTGTGAAACATCTTCAAAAATCTGTCCGTCTGTTTCCCAACTGAAATCATCCTTTGTTTGTGAGATTCGTTTGCTTGCAGGATCAAACCAAGTGCTGATCCCGTCATGGAGTTCGCCGAAAAGCCGATTTTTTTTCACGGCAAGAATCCGATCAGGAAGACCGAACTGTTTTCCGGGAGATTCGTACTGCAAAACAACATCAACAGCGTTTGTAATATTTCCGCTCCCCATGACATCATCAGCATCAAAATCAGTAACATCGCCTCTGCGCTTTCGTGGATGAGCTATCAGGAATATAACAACGTGATAAGCTCTCGCAATTCTGGCAAGTCCTCTTACAAAATTGCTTTGTAGTCGGTTAAGATCAGCAGACAAATTCTCATCAAGAGCAGTCATCAGATTGTCAAGCAGAATCACCCGGATGCCGTATTCCTTCGCCGCCTTTTCTACAGTCTGGAGAAGGGATTCGGTTTCTTCGTCTGATGTCATGTTTCCATCATCTTGGAGCCACATTGTGTGATAATACCAGTCGTGGAGTTGCCTCCGTTTCCAGTCCTTAACAGTCCAGTCTTGTTTATCATCGTTCAATTTGACCGGCTCAAGGCATGAAGGTCCGGCAAGCTGTCTGTCAATCCATTCCCTGTAATTTGAATGAATCAGTTCTCCGGAATATGCGAAACAGGTATATCCGGCATTAAGTGCTTTTGAAAGGAATTGCGATGCGAGTGTGCTTTTGCCGTTCCCACGCTTTCCGGTAATTAGGATCACCTGCCCGAAATAAAAGCCACCAATCAGACTGTCGAGGTCCGTAAAGCCTGTTGAAAAGTGTTCCATATTCGCGGCATCTACCGGCTCCACATCTGCCATCCGGATAATGTGTGGGTCTGAATCACATTCAGCGTTTTCGATGCACTGTCGGATTCCGTCTATTCCGTATTTCATGAGGATCTCGTTTGCGTCTTTGCAATCACGATAATCCTCAGGCCTGACTTTTAGGACCTGACCTTGGAATCTGGTTTTCATGTCTGCAAGGAGTGTCATGGCTCCACGCTCAAAATCTCCGAAGACAATCAACTTTTCGAATGATTGCAACCAGTCCCAACAATGAGGGACCCATGTAAACCCATTCTTTCCATTCGGGACCGATACGGCATTTTCATATCCGGCCTCCGCAACACTTAAACTGTCGATCTGACCTTCCGTCATGATCAGGGTTTTGTTTTCCAAATTGCATTGTGCCATGCCGAAAAGAATCGGTTTACATCCAGATTCGCACCATTCCTTTGAACCACCATCCTCTTTTTTAAATTGAGTATTCCGATACTTCAAAAATTGGAGCTGGTTATCAGGATCATAAAACGGGAAAACAATGATTTTTTCATCATCCTTCCGGGCTGTGATGTGATACTTTTTTACGGTTTCCGGTCCGATGCCCCGTGTCGCAAAATATGCCGTTGTTGAATCCGGGACCTCGATATCTTCGGCTTTTTTTGTGAATGTCTTAAATCTTTGCCATTTAATGCCGTAATATGTATCAGAATCCGGGCTAAGAGAAAAACCGAAATCGCGTGATAGGGATATCATGTTTCCCTTTGCACCACAGCTCGCCCGCAAACAGTTAAATTGACCATTTCCCAGATTGATTGAAAAAGTTTCCTTGTCTTTTCCGTTTCCCATACAATACGGACACCATTTAAGTAAGAGTTCATTTCCTCGCCGTCTGCATTTGATATTATGTTCAGCGGCGAAACGTTCAGCGTCCTCCGGCTTGAATTGATAATAATCTTTCATCCTTTGCTCTTCCTTCAATCGTCATAGTGGAGTTTGAGCCATTCAGGTGACCCGATGGGCGGTTCATCATCCTCCTCCGCGAGAGCGGATATATTCTCTCTTATATTCTCTTCATTCTCTATATCTCTCTTATTGTTGTTACTTGCCTGTTGCTTGCATGTTACTTGCCTGTTATTTTGCCTGTTATCTGGCTGATATCGATCGAAGTTAACTATTGAAATTACTTGGTATTTCGGGTATATCTTGACTGTTATTTCGCCTGTTGATTTTAGCTTTTTTTCTGCCGTTCTTAGTTGCATTATTGAAAAACCTAAGTCTTCAGCCATTCGCTCATAACTCGTTACACGCTGGCCGCGATGAATTATGATACCCTCCCATTCTTCGTCTTTGCGGTTTGCGTGAAGCAACAACCAAATAAACATATCTCGCGTTGGTGGATCGTGGAACCATCTCCAATTTCTGATCTTATAAAATAGTTTTACATACATATCCCCTTTTCCATCATATCGAATCGTAATCACCAGCCCTCAGTCGGTCCTCCAGATCGCGCATGAGGATCGTTCGAATAATCCTTCCGGTCATTCGTTCGGTGCAAAATATCGGGCGAGCGGAATATCTGCTACAAAAAGCAATAACGGAAGAAGCGAGAGAATTGGGATTCATTAAAGATCTATAGCGATGGTCATATATGTTTTCCCATGATGCGCCCTCTATGAGTAACCACATAGAGGCTCCAGCATCCTTGGACCGATCAAATTCTTTCACAAATCGTTCTCTGCTTCTTCCGAAACAATCCGCAAGCTCATCCAGATTCATTTTCCGCTCAATGGCACACTTTGGGACGATCCTGCCGGATGTGTCATATAATGACCGTCCATCCGGCAGAACCGCATTGTAAGAATAATCACCAAAGTCGAGCGTACATCTCTGGACCGGAAGCCCGATTGATGCATACCGCCACCGTGCGCGGTCTGTCTCCTGCTCCCTGCTGTCAATAAGGACCGTCATTGACCGCATAACGGAGCCGATCAACCGCCCTGTCATGATCAGAATGGGAGATCGTCATCGTGAACGACTGTGAACCCGCCGTCATTCGCATTGGATACAGCCTGATGGTCGGGAAGATACTGGTCTTTCGGGATCTTATATTTACCGCTCCGGACCTTCTCAACAGAGCAAACCTGTGCGAAGTTTGTAGACATTCCGCGCCGACCGTTATATTCCCATTCACGTTTGTTGAATAAACCGCCGATGCTCAGACCTTTGAACTTCGTTTCGTCCCAGTCAAAGTGATAACCGTTGTTGGACGCTTCCAGAGCTTCCGTGAAAGTCTTGAACTTGCGTTTAGTCCAAGTATCCTTCTCGCTCCCGTCATCTTTCGGAACATTGAGGAGATAATTGCAATGCCAGACTTTTTTATCCCGGCCCTGTCCGGTCTGCTGGTTCCGGTAATCGTTCGCATAGAAGTCCTTATATTGACCCTCTGCGATATCCATGCTGATTTTCACGTACTGACCAACCTTATTCTCAGCGACCTCCGCTCCCATGATTTTCATGATGTACGCACCAACCGGAAGCTCCTCCCGATCCTGATAGCTCTGAGTCTTGTCATAGTCCCCGAAACTTTTGATAGCCATTGTTAAATCCTCCCTCTTAATATTCAAAATGTGCAGCTCGTGCGAGTGCGTACGCCTGACGGGTTTTTTGTTCGTCCATGTCTACCCAATAATTACTGTCTGCCCCAAATAAACCCCATCCTCCTTCTTTGCTGGCTCCGATAACAGCTCCGAAATAATCGCCATCTACTGTCAAAAAGTTATAGTATGAAACGCCGAAGTCCGTATCGATGCCGTTACAAATATCATCTATGTTCTGAGGGATGTTCCCAACAACATAGATTGGACGGTAGTCTGAAAATGATTTGATCTTAATTGCGTCATCCGCTTTCATGTTTCCCTTAACTTCCACAAAGAGTCTGTCCGGACACCGAATGGATCCACCATACAGAACAAAGTCGGGAAGATATCGGATCGTCACGCCGTTGCTGATTGGCACATCATAGCCCTCTGTCTCATAATGCCAGTCAATTCCAAGCTGGTCGAAAATGACCGCCCATCTGGCCTCAAGACGGCTCCGAAAAGAAATGCCTTTGTAAATGGTAGGAATCGCCTTAATCTCAGTTGTCAATTAAATTCACCCTTTCATCAGTTACCAGAATAAAATTCACGAATTTTAGCATCAACCTTTTTCAGATCGTTCTCGATTGTGTCAGCCTCAAACATCTCCTCCGGCGCTTTTGTGATATCGCTTCCGTCCGTCTTAGTCCGGAAAAAATGCTCAGATCCGAGCGTTACACACCGGAGAACAATCGTACTCATTCCTTCGATGCAGACCTTATCATTCAGCAGTTTTCCGATGGTCCGGAGCCGTGTATCACCATAATCGTTGGTGTCTTCATGCATCGTGATATAAACGTTCACATCGTCCGGAAGGGCTTTAATTTCCCGGATCAGCTTCCAGAACTGATCAGCGATATCGTTATAAAGATCGAAACTGCTGGCCCCTTTTTTCGGTTGGCTGTGTCCTGCCATAAACTGGCTCGTCATCAGGTAACCAGCGTCATCAATAACGGCAGTTTTGCACGGCATCCGCTTCAGTCCGGCGATGATCGTATCAACGCTGTCGGTGATACTCACATATTTGAACTTGGTCCGGAATGGAAGCTCTTTCCCGATCACATTCACGAGGAATATTTCTTCCGGACCGAAGTTTTTGAGGCTCCGGCTCTTTCCGCTTCCGCTCTTCCCATATATGAGAATGAAGCGTCCCATTACCGGATCACCACACTTTCCGTATCTTCCAGACTGCAACCGGGAATCTCCGTTCCGGCCTTGAGCGCCTTTTTGATGTCATCCTTTCGCAGTTCGATGGGCGGGAAGCGGAGGAAACCCACCAGCTCCGTGCTTTTCGACATCGCATCGATCGCGGCTTCCTCATCCTCGACCTTCACTCGCTGGTTGTGGGTGTAGCTGATGCCGACTCGTGGAGTCTTGAATTTCTCACCGGCAAGGTTCAACCGGAGCCATTCCTTGCATCCTTCGATCCGGGCTTCGAGGCTCTTGATGGTCTGTTGCTGTTTGCGCACTTCTTCCTTCCGGGCCGTGATCTCTGCATTCATGTCCTTGATCCAGAGGCCCACGCCCTCGAACTTCTGATCGCGTTCAAGCTGGAGTGCGTCCAGCCGTGCCGTGTCGAGGATCTCGCCGGTTTCCTGATCGACTGCGGCGAGAATGTCGGCATTGATTTCATAGAGTGTTCTCATGGTATTTCCTCCTTTTACAGTTCAAACATTGTTATCTGATTTTGTTCCTTCTTATCGGATGCATATTCTTCTTTAGCATCTGATAAATCCTCAACGATCCCTTCTTCCAGAGCGGCAAGGCAGTTAGATACAGCTTGTTTGTAATAGCTCGGTTTCAACTCGCATCCAATTGCCCGTCTCCCTGATTTGAGAGCAACATACTCCGTGGAACCGATCCCGGTGAAAGGGTCGAGAACGATATCCCCCGGATTTGTCCAAAGTTCAATCCCGCGCCGTATGACTTCTAGCTGAAGCGGGCAGATATGCCGCTCGTCTTTTTCTTCTCTTGCGCTCTTCCTTTGCAATGTGTCTGATTCTTTGATATCCATCCAGACAGGGGAGGCATAATGTTGCCAAACGTACACCGGGAAGCTCTCGTTTGTATGGCTTACTTTTTCCGGATTTTCTCCCGGCTTCCTCATTGTTACGAGAAAATCAGCTATTCCTTGACGGCTCATGCAACTATCTTTTTTCAGTTGCTTGTGAAGCAATCCAAGAGCTTTAGTCCTTTGCATTGCCGTTACTGGATTCTTCCAGATTGTGACTTCACTGTGATAGACAAAACCGGCTTCCTGAAATAATCGAATTAGTTCTCCACGAAAATCCTTTAATCCGATGATTCCGTCCCGCTCTTTTGAAAGAGGTAACTGCATACAGTGGAATGAGAGCAATCGTCCCGGCATCGTTACCCTGTACAGCTCATCAATCAAGAATCGGAAATGCTCTGCAAACTCTTTATCCCCTTTACAATTTCCCATATCTCTGTCGCTGTTGCTGTACGTGTACAGCGATGCAAACGGAGGAGAAAAAATCGTATAATGGATGCTGTTGTCTGGTATGCCTTTTATAACCTCGCATGAATCGCCGTTATAAATGGCGTATTTCTGTTTGACTACTTGGTCAAGCACATTCATATCCAAATTCCTCCCAATGCGGAAGCACCATCTCCTTTTTCGGGTTATAAGGTGCGCTCAGTCTTGATGTCCTTGTCAGCTCTTTTTTCGTGATTTCCTTTGTGTATTTCACCATTTCGCTGATCATCTGGCGGCTGTCAGATTCTTTCCGATTGATGTTTTCCAAAACAGCCCCCTCATTTTTTGAAATGATGATGTACACATTAACAATCTGATCCTGACCGAATCTCCAGCACCGGCGAACTGCCTGATAATATTGTTCGTATGAATCACTCAGCCCAACAAATACAACGTTGTGGCATTGTTGCCAGTTTACACCAAATCCGAAAATGCTCGACTTTGAAACAATGCAACGGATGTTTTTGTTCGTGAAATCAATCACGGCGCTGGCCTTTTTCTCTGGCGTATCGCTTCCCTGAATCTCTACGCTGTCCGGGATTAGCTTGTGCAGGAGATTGCTTTCGGCATTCAGATCACACCACACGATCCACTGATCATCGTTTCCATTTACCAGATCTGCGGCAGATTGACAGCGCTCCGGCATTGATTCCCTTCGTGCTTCTCTGCGTTCTGTCAGGCTCATGGTCTGGTATATGGGAGCATCTCCATCGACTATGATCTGTTCAACGTTCAGCGGAGGAAGGTCATAACCGTCAATCTCATATCCGAGAGTGCGCGGATTATCCATGAAAACGGCCCAACTTGCCATCCACTGCCAATAAAGATCCCGTGCATGGCCTTTCAACCGCCATTTTGATGTATCTCCTCCGTCATGGCAGAAGAACATCGCGAGCATTTCGGCTCTTGTCATTACTCCGATGAACTCGCTATGATTGCCGAGTTCCATATAATCATTCGGGGCTGGTGTAGCGGTACAAGCGAGCTTGTATGGCGTTTCCATAAATGTGTTTATGATCTGATTCCGCATCTTTCCGGAATAGCTCTTCAGGATTGAACTTTCATCAAGCACAACACCTTGAAATCTGTTTGCAACAAAATGATCCAGCTTTTCATAATTCGTAATGCTGATTCCATGCCGGACATCATCCTGAGAAGCGCAAACATTTACTTCTATTCCGAACTTGATTCCTTCGCGCCGTGTCTGCTCGACAACGGCAAGCGGAGCGACAATCAGAACATCTCCACCGGACAGCTCGCGTATTTTGCTCGCCCATTCAAGTTGAATAGCGCTTTTCCCGGTTCCACAATCTGTAAAGACAGCGGCGCGACCTTTCGCCAATGCCCATCTGACAATATCCAACTGGAATGAAAACAACATCGGATTCAGATCCTCTTTTTCAACATCGAATCCTTTTGATTCCAGAACAAAGGTTTTATTATTTAGAAAGTCCTGATAATTCACTTTGCTCCTCCCTTCGTTTTGTGGTACAATGACCACGGTTAGAATCATTTTCGTCCGAGGTCGTGTCGCTGTTTCCCCCAGCGCACGGCCTTTTTTAATGTCCTTCGGATCAGCGTTGGTATGCTTTCCGGTTCCGGTTCCAACCAGAACCTTGCTTGTGGACTCCGTGACCATGACGGAGCCGGATCTGTGACCGCCCCGTCAACAGGAATTGCGCGGTCGACTCTCAACGGGTCTTGGAAACTCCACTGAGGAGGGTATCCAATGCCCGAAGTTGCCGGGAGAGTCAGACGGCGATGCCGACCGAAATACAGTTCCGGTGAATCCTGCCACGGGGCTTTTAAGTGTCCATGGTATGCCATTATTTCGCCTCCCTTCTTCTTGTTATTGTGTCCAACAGACAGGGCGTCAGCAGAATTTGATCAGTCCAGCGCAGAACGCGAAGAACAGCACCATAATGGGCGGCATCAGGATGGTACATAGTACAACTCCGATCTTTCGGCGCTCTTCCGCTTCGCGCTCGGACATCCTGACATAGTAGATGGTTCCATTCCATCCACGATGCTTTCTGTAGTAGGTTTCCATTGGGCTTCCTCCTTCCTTCTCTTTGTGATCGCTTCCAGTTCTCCGGGATGATCCAGCTTGTAGCGGATCACAGCCTGATACAGAGTGCGCTCGAAAAGGAAAGGCAAAGTTTGTTCCATTGGGTGGCCTCCTTCCATCGCTTAAAGCGAGCGCTTACCGAAAAAAATATAATCTACCGGGTATTTGTACAGAGCGCAGATCGCCATCACTTTGTCATAGCCAGGGACGGTTTTTCCGTTTTCCCAACTCCGGAGCGTTTCCGGAGTAATTCCAAGCTGTGCCGCCGCTGTTTCTTGTGACAATCCTGCGTTCACCCGTGCCGCCGCTAAAGAGATGCGGGGCGGGAAATTAGCTTCCTGCATGGCATTACCTCCTTTCCGTTGTTTTCCGTGCCGTCTGGCATCGGCTACGAGGCCCCTCACGGAGGCCCCGTCTGTCGGTGTCAGGCAGCTGTCACATAAAGTTCGAACTTAATCGTCCGACCTACATTGTTTACGATCTCCTTCTCACTGTTCAGCTCCCAATCTTCATTGAGTATCTGATCGGCAATGTCCTTGAAGTAATTCTTACGAACATACTTTCTGAAAGCATCGAAATTGGTAAATGTTGCGCCATCACGAACGCACTCAGCGATAACATCCGCAAACCAGATAACTTTACGCTTTTCGTTTTCCAGATCAGCAATTTCATTGTAGGTTTCGACCTTCTTAAACAGCTCTTTGATCTTCATCGTCCTGTCCTCCTCCGGGTCGTTGGTTGGTTCCTTCATCTACTATTATACTCGCTTAAAGCGTGAAGTCAAGCATAAAGCGAAAAAAATTTTGCTTTCCGGTTGATTTACTCGCCTTTACCGAATATAATATAGGTAGGAGGTGGACACAATGCCGGACTTTGCAAGAGAAATCTTTGTCAGGAACTTGAAATTTTTTATGGAAGCAAGGGGAATCACTCAGGCCGATATTTGCCGGGAGCTTGATCGCTCATCCGCTACGGTTTCGGATTGGTGTTCCGGGAAAAAGTATCCTCGCATTGATGCCATGCAAAAGCTGGCTGATTTGCTTGGTGTGAAATTCTCCGCACTGACAACTGAAAGCGGGCCAAGGGATTTTGAGGATCAGGATCGGCTCGAAGCTCTCCACCAGAGGCCGGGTCTTAGAATGCTGTTCGATCGGCAGTTGCATATGTCCGACGAAGATATAGATTTGATGTTTAAGTTTGCCGACCGGATCACAAAAGAAAGAGAGAAGTGACGCAATGGAAGAAGACATCGTATATTTGGAAAACCTGCCAACCTCCGTCAGAGGACTTTGCTTCCTCGGCGAGGATGGCGAGCCGGTTATCGTTTTGAATAGCCGGTTGACACGGGAACAGAACCGCAAAACATACGACCACGAGAAAAAGCACATCGAAAACGATGATCTGCGGAACCCTGATTATCATGAATATGGCGCATAATGCGCTAAAATAAAAAGGAGGAACCCATCATGAAGAAACTGTTTGTATTTGTCCTTGTTTTGGCCCTGTTAGCCGTTCCGGCAGTTCATGCGGAAGATTATGCATCCATGACCGATGACGAGTTGTGGGCGGCAAATAAGGCCATTCAGGCCGAGTTGTGGGCGAGGAGCATTGCAAAGGATGGTGTGACCGTTCCGACCGGTGTTTATAATATCGGCGAAGATATACCCGCCGGAATATATCGCATCGTTATCGCTCCGGATTGCATCATCAGCATGATTACAATGAATTATTATAATGAGAAGTACGAAATGGACGATTCAGATCTGTTCAGCCTGACAACAAATCAACCGGAGATCGGCAAAATCGACCTGAGTAAATATACCAGCATCGAAATATCCGGCCCAGTTGTGTTCATGGCTTATACCGGCCTCTTCAACTGATCGGAGCGGATCGCCATATGAACGCCGTCATATATGCCCGGTTCTCTTCCTCCGCACAGCGTGAAGCATCCATCGAACAACAGATCAATGTCTGCACCTCCTACGCACAGCAGAACGGCTATACCATCCTCCAAACGTACTCAGATCGCGCTCTAACGGGCCGGACAGACCAGCGCCCACAATTCCTCCAGATGATAAAGGACGCACGAGAGGGCCGTTTTTGTGCCGTTATCGTGTATGCTCTGGACAGGTTCAGCCGTGACAAGTACGATTCAGCCCGATACAAACACGATCTCCGGCAGAACGGGGTTAGAGTAGTATCAGCAACGGAACCGATCACGGACAACCCATCCGGGATCCTGATCGAATCGGTATTCGAGGGGCTGGCCCAGTATTATTCCGCTGAACTGTCGCAGAAGATCAGGAGAGGGAATGAGGACAATGCGAGAAAATGCCTTGCCACCGGTTCGATTCCATACGGCTTCCGGCGGTCGAGTGATGGGCATTATGAGATTGTCCCGGAGGAGGCAGAAATCGTCCGGGAGATCTTCGACCGTGTGGCTTCCGGTGACGCATATGCAGACATCTGCCGGGATCTGAACGCTCGCGGGATCAAAACACGGCACGGAGCCGAGTGGAATAAGTCATCGTTCAGAACTATTCTAAGTAATCAGCGGTATATTGGAACGTTCATCAGTAAGTACCACATCGAAGAGGATGCCATTCCGCAGATCATCGAAAAGGATGTGTTTTACAAGGTGCAGACCGTCAGCCATGGCAAGCGAGGCCCGCGCCGGACTCCGAACGGCACGTATTACCTTACCGGAAAGCTGTTCTGTGCTTTGTGTGGCGAACAGATGACCGGAGTCAGTGGCACATCGAAATCTGGGAAGCTGTGCTATTATTACGCCTGTAATAATCACCGGAAACACCTTTGCAACCAGCGCAATTTTCCACGCGATCAGCTGGAGGATAAGATCTGCTCCGCGATCTGGGAGGATGTTCTGTCCGATGACTGCATCCGATGGATGGCGCATCAAACGATCCTCGACCAAGACCGCTTGCAATCCGAGTCCGATCTGCCCCTCCTCCGTGCGCATCTGAAACAGGTTTGCACAGAAAAGAGCAACATCATGAAAGCGATTCTTGCCGGGATCTTTACGGAATCCACAAAAGGTGAACTGCTCCGGCTTGAACGTGAGGAGGCAGATCTGACAAAAAAGGTTCAGGAAGCAGAACACTTGCTCGAAACACAACCGACCGAAGATGATATCATCAGTTATCTCGAATTGTTCCGGGACGGCTGCACAGATCCGGGTCTTACCCGTTCCGCTGTCCTCGATGCCTTTGTGACAAAGGTGGAAGTCTATACAAACATGATGAATATATACTTCCAAATAAAAAAAGAAGGTCGGCTAAAAACTATCGACCTTCCTCCGGATCCGTCAGATCCCTCTGGGTGTTCGTATAGAGTCTCCGAAAGTCCACTTGACGGAACTATACGAACACTGAAGTATTTTAACAATATTTTTATCCTTCAGATTCCCGCATAGTTCCAAAACAAAAATAGCCGGAGAGCTGTCATGCTCCCCGGATTTTGTCATTCCTCAGTATCTTCGTTTTCTTCGTCTTCAAAAAATTCTATGGGCGGGCCGTCTACATGGGCGGCATCGATCAGACCTTCACCCAGAATGTACGCGACCACGGAAGCGGCGCTCATGATCAGAGCGGTCACCTGAGTGGCAGTACCTTCAGCGCCGCCGAAGAAAATAATCAGTCCGGAAACCAGACCCGCGACAGCTACCCAGAATTTACGAGAGGTCAACTTGGAAACCCAGTCAATTTTCTGCATGATAATCCTCCTTTTACTTTAACGGCAGATTGAGAACCTGATCCTTTAATGATGTGATTGTTCCGTTTCCTCCGAGAGTGTGATAGGCGTTATATGCCCGCTCGAATTCGCGTTTATCGTCAACGGAGCAGTTTCCGGAGTTGATGTGCTTCTCGCCCTCTTCCCGGAGCTGGTACATGAGCAGACACCTCATGCCGTCCGCTATGGCCTGATCCGTCACCTTTGTAGCCTTGAGCCTTTTTGCGAGGATCCCATATGCCGCAGTGAGTCCGCTGACGATCAGACCGAAGACAACCTCTAACCAGTATTTCACGACAAATTCCCACATGATGATCATCCTCTCCCGACAATGTTACCGATGATATCAACCGCTGTCTCAATGGCCTTGAGAGCCTGATCAATGCGGATATAGTCATCCTGTGTCAGTCCCGGCATACTCTCGCCGGACTGGCCCTCATATTCGAGGTAATTGCTCATCATGTACCCGGTCTTTCCGGCCCACTGGATCTTGCACCATGCGCCCAGATCCTCGATGACTTCGACCTGGCTCCCGACCGGGACACGTTCGACCAACTGAGCCTCCCGATCCGGGCGAGTGCGGAAATTGACCGTCTTCCCGGATGAGCCGGACGGAAGAACGACCGTTGCCGTCTGCATTGTATCAGCCTCCTTGTTATAGCTTACGTTTTTGAGATATGCCACATAATCCCATGATTTTATGGAATCTCGGCAGAATCCGGAGTTGGTTCCCTTTGCATTGAGTACGTATCCCGGATCATCATCCACAAGACCAACGTGGTACACATCGCCGGGATCTGTGCCGAACCACTGATTTGATGCGTCTTGCTCCCGCCACGGTCGGCACTTAAACGCGACCATTCCCGGTCTGGCCTGACTGATCGGGAGCAGACTGCCGGTGATGTACTTCCTCGCGATGCTGTTGCTTCCGTGGGCGATTGATAGACCGAACTGCCGGAAAGCATAAACAAATGCCCCGGAGCAGTCTACACAGCCCCTGGACGCTTTGCCCCATTCGTATGACCAGTGTTCGCGATGCATTGTCTGGAACATGGAAATCAATTCATTTGCAGTCATGATATGCCTCTTGGAAACCTGAATTTTTATCATTTGAGGAAGGAAACCGTCCGCCAGTGGCCGCCAGTGGACGGCTTTATAAGGAAACTTTAAATGACAAAGCCTTAATCTTTCTCCTCGGCCTTTTCATCCAAAATCACAGTGTAACTATACTGACTTTTGATCACATTTTCAGCGGGAACACCGAATTTCTCAGCCAGAATTTCCTTGATCTCATTCGCATCAACTACTACTGCGTTTTTCATCATTCGTCGAAGTTCATATATAATACCTTGCAAGTTCCGTCTTGATACTGTGCAAATGCAACATAAGGAGTTAGGTCAGCATATGAGAACACCAATGCACTCCAATAATCATTGGTGAACTTATAAAACCATGCACCAAAATGAGGCCCTGTGGAAGGAAGATCCAGTACCGCTCCAGAACTGTAATTATTAACATTTGTTCGAATGGTTTCGAGGACTATATTTAAGTAATTTGGAACATATTTGGAATTAAACGCACCTGTCGTTTTCTGCACCGAACGACTCAGCTTTTTATTAAGGTCTGATAGTTGCACAACCGTTTCATCCGAAGTTACTGTGCTTCCATGTACCTTAGTCAATACGATATGCCCAGAGCTGTCAACAGCTACATCATTTACATTATCGTAATCCTCAACGATCTCTGTTGCCTCTTCTGCGGCCTGTTGTGCGGCATCGACATACTCTGTCATGCTGGATATCAGCGATTCGCTGGCATAGCCCAGATCGGCAGGAGAAGCCTCCACGAACTCAATGAACGTTGCGGTTCCGATGTCGTTTGTGCCGCTCGTGATCCGGATCTCTGCCAAACATTCACCCGCAACCGGCGTCTCTTGTTCCGCAGTGTCCCAACTGATCAGATTGTTATTGCTGATTGTACAGGTACACTCATAATAGTTGTGATCCGGTTTCAGCACGTACAGATGCGCGGTGTATCCGGTGCAATTTAGCGGGAGGCCGTTCTGGATGATCTTCACGCCAAGCGGTCTGCCGATATCGCCCTGAGACACCATCAAACGCTGTTGTGCGTTCGATCCCGGAGCGATGTCAACGGTAATTATTTGCCGATCCATCTATCACGCCTCCTCTGTGTTGGGTTCTGGTTCGGGTTCCGGCTGTTCGTGTTCGTAACATTCAGACCGGAGACAAACTCCATCATTGGTCATCAGGGAAGCCGCATGGACGGGAAGCGTTGACTTGACCGCCGCCGCAAGGATTGTGTGCCATTTCGCAATCGCGGAGGCTTCGTCATCATATGCATAGGTCTGAGTTGCCATTGTACCGCCCGCCCATGTCTGCATTTCAATTACCAAGTATTTTTTCATTTCTTCGCCTCCAGTTCTGCGATTCGCTTTGTGAGCTTTGCGACCGTCTGTTCGAGCTGTTCGACCTTTGCGCATAGTAAGCCGATATAATCAAGCGTCTTGTTTCCGTTTGTGTCTTCATCCACGAGGTACGGCGCGACATGTTCGACATCCTGCGCAATATAGCCGATATGCTGGTTCTTGTCTCCGTGATCCTGCTTCCATCGGAAAGCAACCGCCCGGATGCCTGACAGATCCGGAGCCTTGCCGATAATCGTTTTTAGGCGTTTATCGGAGTTCTGTGTCAGAGTCCCGGCAAGAGTGGCATTGCCATTGCTATATACAACAAATGCATTACCGCGATTATTTGTTGCAGAACCGTTTCCAACAATAAACAAAGCATTCGAAACAGTCGCGTTATCTTTTCCGCACACAAACTGGCATTGATGATCCGCGATAAGCTCTTGACCGAACGCCATTGCACACAGCGCGGAAGCAACGGAATCCATTCCCGCCGCAATGCTTGCCCATCCGCTGGCTTTGCTTCTCAATCCTGCGGCAAACGAGCAGAGAGTTGTGTAGTCACTCCCGGCCTCGCACCCGTCCCCAATGGCAACGCATTTAGTTCCTCCGGCTTTGTTCGCCCCGCCAAATACGGCGCTTGCATATCCTGCCGCCGTGCCACCATATCCGGAAGCAAGACTGTAATTCCCGATAACAGAGTTTGCGGCTCGCGGACCAAGACTGTAATACGGTTTGATTGATGTTCCACCATTTTCATTGATTCCCGGCCCGATGCCCAAGTGAACCATTGGAGTTGCGCCATCATAAATGTCAAAGGAATCGCCATCGATCTCGGCATGAACATCGTTCCGAGTACTTCCTAAGATCTGGATTCCATCAAAATCCATGCCGGTTTTCCACGTTGTGCCGCCGTCATAGGAGAATCCCAATCCGTAATTCGTACCGTCATATTTGCCGAGCCTGATCATCCGTTGACGGTTGTTGGGATCCACAATCGTGATGTTTGCGTTATCCCAATAAAATTGCCCGTCTCCGAAAATCTCAACGGATGCTGTTTTGATCTGACCGGAGGCAATGAAATCAGCCACAAACTCCCCGTTGATATTCCATGCGGTCGAGTAGGTTCCGGAGTATCCGGTTTTTGAGAATGCGATTCCGGCGTTATTCATCCGGATCACTTTAACCGCTGTCAGGATATCCGGAGTATCCATAATTAGGATCTCATCCGGCTCGCCGTCATCGTTTGTATCGTGCATCACGACATAACCGCCGGAGTTGCCCGTGATCGCCTGTGCGACCGTTTGAGCGATTGCCTGAGCCGAACGATTCGCCTTTGCGGTTGCTTTATCGACCGCATCATCCTCAATCCGGGCGATCGTGGAGGCAATGCTGTTCCGGGCCGTGCCAAGCTCGACTTCCGAATACCGTTCAAGAAGCACATCCCATCGCGTCCGGATGCATTTAGCGGAGGCCGAAACACCCAGAGCGTTATAATATACCGACACCGTGTCGCACAGATCCACGCGATCCTGTAGTGTATCCAGCTGGACAAAATCCAGAGTGATGTTCACATCGGGAACCGCGAGAGTATGCTGATTGATGTACGTTTGTGTCTTGTTCCGGAGCTGATCTGCGGTCGGTGTTGCTTCGAACTCGTCCGACAGATCCAGAGTCAAAACCTTTGTATATGTGAACGTACCCGGAACCTGTACAACCTGTTCGGGAATCGTTACGGTTTCGCCGGTTTCATCGTTGTGATAGTACGGATAAACAGCCGTATAAACCTTGTCTTCCTCAATGTGTTTGAGTTCGGTCAAGTTCTTTCCGTACCGGATCGTGACTCCACGGTCTACGCCTCTGGCAGACATCAACGAACATTGATACCCGTTATAATGCCATTCACCGCCGAAAACATCGATCAGGCTCCCGTGAATGCCGCCCATAACAGCGCGAGTGCTTACCGGATGTTCGACCGTCAGCGTGGAGGCGCTCGACATATCAGAGCTGAACGAGAACGGGCAGTCGGTCGGATAAATCTTGTCGGATTGCGTCAGAGAGACAAGCGCCGTTTGAATCCCCGGAGCCGTGAACGGCTTTGTTGTGAATCCGGAAAGATCATACGTGATGTGTTGCGCATGGATCTCAACAACGCCATTCAGCGGTTTTCCGATGTTGTACACCCTAAACGGTTGCGGATCATCTGTATAATTGGGTTTCGCAACGATTATCGAGCGGAGGGCGATATCCGAGAAATATGCTCCGCTGATGGGATATTGCATTTCAAGTTCATAGGAGCCATTGCGGTTCTCCTCGACTTCGCATCGGATCGCGTCTTTCAGGACACCGATGCCCATGCTTGCCCATGATGTCGAATTGCTTGCAAATAACTTCGGAAGCATCCCCGCCCTCCTTCCTTAAAGCTCATACCAGCGCGGTGTGATCTCAACCGCCGTCACGCTTCCCGTGAATGCAACCACGTTTTCACCATGATCCAAAACCGCGAACTCGCTTGTACTGGATATGACCATGCTGTTCTGATTCACTCCGTTGTTGTCATAGCAGTTCATTTCATCGCAATCAATGAAAACGACCGATTGAATCGAATTGATTGTGAAAATCGTTCCGTTGACCGCGACCGTTCCGGAGCCTGATCCTGATTTCGTCACCTTGAGCAGTGGCCTTGCCTTGTACGGTGTCGGATTGATCATCGTGCCGGAAGTCGTGAACCGGATCGGACTTTTACCGCTCATCAGAAACCTTTGTGGCTTACAATTGAATGAAATGGTCGTTCTGCCGGTTCTGCCGAGCAGTGACGGCTCGATATCAAACGGCCCGGTGAAATACGCAAGCCGGTAATGATCCGGGTCAAAATCGTCCCACAGCTCACAATAGCCGGACGGCCCATAGAGCCAATCAGCGACACGGGAGAACCCGCCTGGAATGGATGCCCTTTTGCCACTCCCGGCGAAGATCTCGTATTCCTGAGTTATGTTTTCCCATGCGTCTTGCATCAAGACGATATCCCCATTGCGTCCCGGCACGGAGAAGGTTTCGCGTTTGCGCTCCGGCTTTTGATAGGTCGGGAACTTCTCGACCGTGATGCCGAACTGATCCGACCGTTGACCGTTCCAACTTATGATCCCGTTCACGCGAACGCCGCCCCCTTCTTATTGATTTGCATTTGGATTCGATCCATCACGATTTCCGCAAGCTCGCGAACGTTCTGACCTTCGGAGCCGTACACGTTAATCGTTACATTGCTCGGCCCGGACTCTTCGCGTACGATCTCGCGCAGATCATCCAGAGCGCCCACAAACTCAGGCCGTTTTTCAGCGATACCGATAACGGTTGGACTCGTGAAAATACCGCCCTTGTCGTACCACGATACGGATACGGACGGAGTCGATCCCGTTGCCGCATCGAAACTGCCGGACATTGAGAAATGCGGGATTGCAATGTGCTTCTGCATATTCAGCCGGACGGATGCAAACTTATTGCTGATCTGATTCAAACTATGCTCAATACGAGCAACAAGGTTCTGCATCGATGCGCTCGCCGATGCGTTGAGACGGGCAAAGGCGCTCTGTGCGCTGGTAACGGCAGAGCTGAAACCGTTCGTCACATCGTTTTTGATCTGCGTCATGTAACTCTTAATGCCGTTTGCAAGCGTTGTCATGCTGGTTGTGCCAGTCGTTGACAGATCAGACAGCGCCGTTTTGCCGTCCGTAGACATGGTCTGCATTTTGCCGAGTGCCTCATCAGCGAACGTTCCGAGGTTGCCCAGATCCGTTCCGGCATTCGTTGCGACCTGATTGATTTTGTCGGAGTAGGTTGTGAGGTTCTGAGTTGATTTGCACTCTTTGTTGATTTTCTTTACGGCTTCCGCAAAAGAATCCATTGCCGTGTTTACAGTATCAAGCCCCTCCGCGCTGGAAATCATAGAGGCAAGCCCGGTTCCGACCTCGGACACAGCATCTCCGATCTTCTGATCGTGCGCCCATTTTGCTTCCTTGTTGATTTTTGCAATGCCCTTTGCAACCGCGCCTAAAGACAACGCAAGGTCTGCAACGGAAGTTTCTTTTGCCAGAGCAATCGCCGCATCCGATACCGCCGTGAAACCTTCGCCCGCTTTGACTGCGGCATCGCCGATACTGTTGAAAACACCCTGAAGCTTTTCAAGGATTCCAGCAACGGATTCATTAATTTTGACTACACCGTCGGAAATAGACGTGATAACTCCGCTGATCGCTTCGCCGATAGCCTTGATCGGTTCGGCAAGGGATTTATTCAGATCGGCAAAAGCCTTAACAATATTTGCTGTGCTTGTGCCGACACTGTCAACAACATCCTTTACCGCCTTGCCGATTTGGGCTATCACATTGCCGACCGCACCGATTACAGGAGCCAGCTTTGTAACCAGACCGGAGAAAGCAGTAACAATGCTCGTTACATTTGTGCCAACCATGCCAACAATCTGGACGACCTTATCGCCAATCGTAGCAACCAAACCTTTTATCGAGTCAATTACCGGGCCGACTTTTTCAAGCAGACCGGAAAATTCCTTTACGATGCTTGGGAGGTTGGTCGTAACGGTTTCTACCATAGAGGTGATGGCTGGAGTATACGGGGCCAGAGCCGACACTATTTTCGTGATCTGCTCGCCAACCGAAGTAACCAGACCGGAAAAGGCTGAGATGATATCAGGAAATTTACCAGTCACGGTTTCCACCATAGATGTGATAGCCGGGATATATGGAGCAATAGCCGCCACGATGGCGCTTATCTTATCGCCCACAGCACTCACCAAGCCGGTAAATTGTGCTATGATGCTCGGGAGTTTAGAAACTGTACTGTCTACCATTTTCGAGATTTCCGGGATATATGGGGCCAGTTTGCCCACGATCTCGGAGATTTTTGAGCCGATCTCACTCACCAAGCTCCGGAAAGAATCAATTATGCTTGGGAGTTTGCCAACGGTCTCATTTACCATTTTCGTGATGGCAGGAATGTACGGGGCCAGTGATGCAACGACCTGAGTTATTACACTTCCAACAGTTGACGCAAACTCGTTAAATGCCGCCGCCGCTGTGTCAACAATCGGCTGGCAAGCGGTTACTATTTTGGAAATGCCGTCAGAAACTCCGGGGAATGCGTCTCCGATTGCTGTGACAATGCTTGTCATTGCGCTGGAAACCGCGCTGATAACATCCGGCAATCCTTTATTTAACCCACTCAGCAGATTTGTCGCAATTTCGCCGCCCTGCTTCAGCATATCGGGCAAGGCCCCGCCGATCTTGGTCACGATATCACTCATAACTGTGCCGATAGATTTTATCAACTCCGGCCCTTTTCCGGTGATACCAGTAATCAGATTTTTGATCAGCTCGCCGCCCTTTGCGAGCAATTCGGGCAGTTTTGAAACGATGCCGGTCACGAATACGCCGATTGCTGAGACTGCGCTTTGGAGCAGTTGCGGAGCGTTTGCAATGATGCCGCTTGCCAGTTTCAAAATGATGTCCGCGCCCGTAGAAAGCAACTGCGGGAGTTGAGTGGCAAGATCAGCCATCAATGTTGTAATAACCGTTGTTGCCGAAGTTATCAGATTAGGCAATGCGGCACTAATACCACTAAGCAGAGTGGTTAGCATCGAAATACCGGTTGTAATCAATACAGGAATAGCTGACACCAGAGCATTAAGAAGCGTCAATACCACGTTCGACGCAGCTGGAACAAGCAAAGGTAAATTGTTTGTTATGGCTGTGAGGATAGATGATATAATCTGCCCGCCTGTTGAAATAACCGAAGGTAATATCTCGCTCAGTTTGTCCGCAATGCTTTGCACACCAGAATTGATCTTTTCAACGCCGCTGTTCGGATCTCCACTGAAGATCTCCGTCAATCCATCCATGACGGTTGTAATTCCGGGCAGGAACTCAGCCATCATTTTGTTTTTCAGCCCTTGGAAACTCTGCGTCATGTTCTGCAAAGAATCCTGAAAAGCCGCCGCCGCTTTGATGTCTTCCTCACTCAAGACGATTCCCAGATCATGCGCCTGTTGCCGCATCGCTTCGATTTCATCCGCAGACATATTCAGCAAAGCGCCCATATCTGTTGCGCCCTTGCCAAAAAGCTCCTGCGCAATCTTGGCCCGTTCGGTTTCGTCTGTGATGCTGGTCAAAGCCGTTATAGTCTTATTCCACAACTCTTCACGGCTCATTTTCTGTGCGTCTTCTATGGAAATTCCCAAACGCTCAAAAGCCGGTTTCCCGTCATCAGCCGCCGCAGTCAAGCGGGTCATTGCAGATTTCAGTGAATCCATGCTCGTCCCGCTGTGCTGTGCGATGAAATCCCATTCCTGAAAGGCTGTGGAAGAAAGTCCCATCTTCTGGGACATCTTATCGATGTTGTCACCGTATGCCGCTGTTGACTTTGCCGCATCAAGGAACGATTTCGACAAAGCCGCAACGCTTGCGACAGATGCCACAACGGCTCCGGCAATTACTTTTGCTCCAGACTTCAGAGCGCCGGAAAATGAGGATGAAAATTTCTGACCTGACGATTTGCCAGCGCTGTCGCTTGCGCTTGCCGCCGCCGGGGCTAACTGCTCCGTGATGGATTTTTGCGCACCCTGAAGAGATGGCATAATCGTAACAACCGCTTGCGCGACCTCAATAGCCAACCATTCTCACCTCACTTGTGACGGTCTTTATATGCTTTGCGTTTCTGAGCAAACCATGCATCAAGCTCGTTTGCAGGAAGCGCATTCTTTCCGATTTTCTTATCTTTTTTGTCACCCGGCCTTGGATATGCTTTCGGCTTCTTCGATGGCTTGTGAGATCCAACGGCAACCAAATTCGCGTTTATCTGCGCGAGCATATCAAATATGTCGGCAAGAATCGCGTTTGTTTTGGCTCTGGTAGACCAATAAGCCATCTCAGGTTCAAGCTCGCGAGCTGTTGCCGATTCCGGGCCGAGATTGTGAATAAAAGCGCCGAGAGCGGCCCACGAAAGACCGCTCCCGACATCGTCCAGACTATAACCTGACGAAATCAACAGATCCCGCTCGACAGCCTCTTTATGCTCGATTATGAATCGGCAGAGGCCGGAGATTCCCCCAGATCTTTTCCGTTATTAAGCGCATAAGCGTTGTAGATATCAAAGAACTGCATTCCAGCAAGGTTCTTATCCTTCAGCTCCGGAGCGTGTCTGAGAATGAAATCGCGGATGAGATTTCCTTTTTTGTCAGGTTCTTTTCGTCATCGATCTTTGTGAGCGCTTGAATCTCTTCAAAGTCGAGACTCCTCAAGGCCGGGATTGTATAGGTCTTTTCCGGCTCTTCTTCGAGAGCAAACACAAAATCACGATGCTTTTTTAAAACAAAATCAGTTGCCATAATCGTACTCCTTTTGTTTAATCAATCAGGTAGTGGTCTGACCGTCATCCTTCATAAAAGTCCATTTGTCGGCGCTGACGGTCGCAGTCCAAGTGATCGCACCACCGGGAGCGAAGCCGATATCAGCAACATCCGTAACCAGTCCACTGGTGGTTCCGAGCATCATTGCATCGTCACCATCTTTCATGATGAACAGGAACGCTTCTTCTTCGGAAACGACACCTTCCTCGACATCCACGGAAACCAGCTTGCCATGGCCTGTAGTCGCGGCGGCTTCGGTCACATTGTCTTCGCCGAACAAGGTCTTCAGCACTTCGGCGGTCGTGGAGATGATCGGAACCTCGACCGTGCCGGTGCTATCTTCCTGAAGCTGACGGCGAATCTTGTTGGCCCAGTCCTTCAGGGGAGTCGCAGTGCGGCCCGTATGCCAAGTGATGCCATCCTGCGCGATGTAACCGACCTCTTCCCAGCCAGTGCCGAGAGTGGCGAGAGGGCTATCAGGGAGAGCGGTGTTTTTCGGCGCATGATAGAAATAACCAGCGGCGTTACCTACGCCCAGATTTACAGCATTAGAAGCCATTTACTCATACCTCCATTGCGTTGATAGTTGTGTTTTCCAGATGTGCAACGACTCGAATTGAGGCGCTACACATCGCCAAATCTTCCCGTACCGGATCAGATCCCCAACTCCCAGAGGAATTAACCTCCATGAACCGGAGCGGACTTCTCTGATCCTTTACGGCTTCCCGGAGGACACCGAGCGCATTTCTCAGCAACTCAAGCGCCTCCGCTTCGTGTTCTGCGCGGGAATCCAAAACCACATTGATAGAATCGATATGATCCACATCGCCCCCGCCGACCTGAGTTACCAGAATTGACGGAGTCGAGAACTTAGCCGGGAGCGGACGGCAGTAACAAACCATATACGGAGCGAGTATCTTGCGGATCTCGTCCTCGACATCGATTGACCGTTCAATGATCATTTGCCCACCGCCCTTGAAAGTGCTTTGTCTTCCGACTCAGCAACTGCGCTTTTTCGGTCGGTCGAATACACAAAACCGAGCGCACGGTTGCTTCCGTACGCTCTGCCTGTTCTCGTTCCAGATCCGAAGCCTTTACCACCTCTGTTATTGTTGGCATTCGCTCGCGCTTTGATTGATTCCGTTGCGGACTGCACCGCGCCCATCGTTCCCGGACTGGTAAGGATAGCTTCGAACCCTTCGTGAATCCATTTGATTTCCAAGGCCATTGCTCATCCCTCCCAACGTTCGAGATTGATCTGCGTAT